TAAAATGGAGAAAAGAAATGACTAAAGTAATTGAGATTACCCAACGTGAGTACGATAACAAATGGATACAATGGGAGCTTATGGACTCACAAAAGCCTAAGGGTATAGGACAAACTGCCACATGGCCCAGATATAAGTGGGTTATTACTGATGTTTGGAATGAACTTCCAAAGGAACATCTAAAGAAGTTAACATCTGCTGACCCCAAGTATAAATTAGGAAGGAGAAAGAATGATAAACCTTTATATACTTTTAATCTGTAGTATAGTGTGCTTACCTTTTATTATTACTACTATACTTTTTATTAATCATCAGTTAAAGGACTAAGTAATGATTAAAGATATGATACGTTGGTGCCCTGATCTGGGTATGTTCGCAACAGATAGACCTATCAATGATGTTGGAGATATAAAGGGGACTTGTGTATGGAAAACTCCTGTATGTGAGGAGAAATGTTTTAATAATAAACTTTATAGATTGTATCCCAAGATGCGAGACAGGGATATAAGATGTGAAAGAGAATGGCAATCATTTAAGCCGGGGGATTTTAAGAAAGCATTAAGTCGAAAGAAGAAACAAACTAAACGTGTTAGCCACATGACTAGAGGAGAAGCATTCACAGATATAGATGATGTATATAAATGGAAGCAGGTATGTGAGGAAACACCTGACACCTTGCATTGGATGAAGACTAGGGCTTGGCATAATCCTATCTTAAAATTCTACATTGAGAATGAATTATTTCCTGTCCCTAATCTAGCTATGAATGCTAGTGTAGATCCTTCAGATAGCATAGCAGATTGGGAAAGGTTAGAAAGAAGGGGGTGGAATATAATGTTCTTTGGTGATGAAGGATTGACACATAGCCCCGCTTCTGGTAAGAGACTGTTCCCCTGTCCAAAGACACATAAGAAAATGAAAGGACATTGTGTTGATTGTATGGCAGGATGTTTTAGTCAACGCACCATAGGTAGAATACAAATTGTTCACCTGTCTGAGCATTAGAGGAGTATCAAGAATGACTATAGAGTTTTGGAAAGGAGGATGGTACGTAGTTAACGGTCCTGATTCAGTTACAATAAAAGAGGGGCCGTTTATTACATTTCAAGAAGCGTATGATGTACTAGATAAACTTAAACAAAAGGAAACAAAATGAACTTTGTAATTAGACTTCGTAAACGTGATCGTTTCTTTGGAACTAAGAAGACTAACGATGGTCGTCGCTTTGATTTTGGTAAGCTGTACCTGTATGTTGCTCCGGCATCTCATTTCTGGAATATAAAGGGCATCATAGATATACGGGGTCGTACATTTATGGTATAATATAATTAATCAGGAGTGGGTGGGTAAGATCCATCCACTCCCAATTATGGAGACTTTATTATGGTACTAGGAAAACCTTATAATACTATTCATAAGATTACTAAGAAGCACAGATTATATAACTCATTAGAATTTTTCGGGGGGAATAGAAACGTAAATGCAAAGAATGTACAGTGTCTTATAGAAGCTATAAAGGAATGTAATTTATTACCGCTATGTCCCTTACTGGTCTATCGTATAGGTGGTGAGTATAAAATAGCTGATGGACAGCATAGATATCTGGCAGCTCTCGAATTAGGACTATCCTTTTATGTAGTTGTAAGTAAAGAACCTTATGATACATCATTAATAGGTAGACTGAATAGTAACCATAAGAACTGGGGTCTTGGAGACTATGCAAAGTATTGGGCAAATCAAAGTGAAACAAGTAGAGTATATAAAAGATATCTTGAGTACTACAATGAGAATAGAATTACTCATGGTATTTTGATTGCTCTTTATAATAAAACTCATATCCGTTTACATAAAGAAGGAGGTAATAAATGTTTTAAAACAGGAGGACTTGTATTCAATAGTTTAATTAGAGATCATGTAGAAGATCGCTTGTATTGTTTAAAGAAATTACAGGGGGCTGCACTAAATCCAGTATTAAAACCTGTGACTTTACGTAAGCAACAATTTCAAGGAGCTATATTAACAGCATTAAACAACGAACACTTTAACTTCAAGAAGTTTTTGAAAAATCTATATCGTTCAAGGCATAGATTTAATGAGCTTGCTAAGACTGTTGACATGGTACATGAAATATATAGAATAGAAAACTTACGGGGAAGGAAACGAAATGGGAAATAATAAAACTATTAACATAAAAAATCCTGATTGCAAAAATCCTGAGATGATGTTACAAAATTATAAGGGGTTGTGGCAAACACTAAAGGTACGAGCTGCTTTGAAACAGAAGTATGGATTCGTACTGAAGATGGGAAAGAATTTATATAAACTGGAGGCATAAAATGTCTATACAAAACAAGGGTATAGCACACAACAAATACAAATACGAAGATCATCGTGATATTAGTACTGAGATGCAGGATTATTTATTATCTGTAGCTGATGTATCTAATATTTATGAGCTTGACATAGAAGAAATAAATGATTATCTAAATGAAATGGAACGCCATTACGACGAGCAAGGTGCATTAGAATTTGAAAACTTAGTACATAGGAGTGCTTAATATGTTTAATCATGATGTAATTGATTTTGAAGTAGAAAAATTCCATCTTAATACCGAAGAAGGCTATCCAATATCACCTGAAGTTGGTGTAGGTATTAGACGTACTGATAATAAAGTTCCTCTTGCTATAGTTTCAGAAGCATATGAACCTGTTCAATATAAAAATATAGTTACAAGTGTAGAGGAAGCACTTGGTATATCAGGACTTGATATGACCGATGCTGAGTTTGAAACTAATGTCTTTGATGATGGTGCTAAGTTAGAATTACGTGCCAAGTTTCCTGCACATACCATGTATCTGGATAAAGATAAAGTTAAACCAGAGTTTTGCTTTCGTACTTCTCATAATAGTACATGGGCCAACAATGGGATGATGGGACTATGGCGAGATAAGTGCTGGAATACATTAGTATCTGGTGATAAGTTAGCTTATGTTTATGGTAGGCACACCAAGAACTTTAATGTCTCTGCTTTTGCAGCAAAGATTAGGAATGCTGCTGCATACATAGCTGGTGATGGCCTTAGTCAGATGAGAGATTGGTATCATACAGAAATATCTCGTGATGCTACTGTTAATTTATTTACCAAGACACTTGCAAAAAGAATGGACAATGTAACTCGTAAGCCTGTAGCTAACAAAGTTATGTTATCTAATCTTATGAAGATATTCGATGAGGAGAATCGTCACTTACATGGTCGTGGTACTTATGAGAAGTATGCTACCAGAAACAACGGCACACTATGGACTGCTTATCAGGCTGCTACTCACTGGTCAAGTCATGATAAGAAAACAAATGCTCGTCCCTCTCATAATACAATAGGATTAAGAGAAGAACGTGTAAGGAAGATGCTTCACTCTAATGAGTGGCTTGCATTGGCAGCATAAGGAATAGGACTATGGAACAATTAGAATTAAATATAAATTATGAATATAGTGATAATGAACTGATAAAAAAGATGGCTACGGAAGGTGTAGAAAATGGTGACTATTTAAATTGGGATCATGCTTATGAAAGTATTTGGAATTGGTTTGAAGAGGAGATAAATTATAAAGGATGTTTACATTCTAATACACTTCGTTGAAGAGGAATAGGACTATGAAAACTCAGAGGGTTGTAGGTAAGCGTAATAATAATCCATTAGCTAAACAACTCTCTGATCCTTTATGGAAACAGAGAATTGTTTTAAGTAAATTAATTTATAATAGAAAGATTAAACACAAAGGAAAGTTGAATGTGGATAATAACTAAAGAAGATTCGGATGACTTTGGACCGGATATTCTTAGTGATGACGAAGGGAATCCTATTATCTTTGATGACAAGGTAGCGGCATTAAGATATTTAGAATTACTATGTAATGATTTTAATATAACTTCTGATGAGTTTGTTAAAGAACAATCAATTATAATATGTAGGTTGCATTAAATGAAACAAATTATATTAAGTATATGGTTATGTATTTTGTTATATCCTATTGAAAGTTATGCAGAAAGTGACGTAGAATACCACTGTTTGGTTGAGGCAATTTACTTTGAGGCTCGCTCTGAATCTCAGATAGGACAGTTGGCAGTTGCTAATGTTATTCTTGAAAGAGTAAGACAACTATCTTATCCTGATACTATATGCAGGGTGGTACATCAGTGGAAGGGACATCCAAAATTAAATGGTTGCTCCTTCTCTTATTATTGCGATGGAAAGAAAGAAGTTATGCACGAAAAAGAAGCTCTCTTATTAGCAATGGATATCGCAACCCTAGCTTTAGATGGAGCAGTCGTTGAAGATATTTGGGGAGCTACACATTATCATACTAGATATGTAGAGCCATATTGGATTGATCAGATGTTTTATGTTGGATCAATAGGCGATCATATGTTTTATGAAAGGAGTTATTTTTATGATGAACATTGAACAAGAGCTACGAAGAAATGTTAAAGAACTTCAAGAACAATTACAAAGAGCTTATAATAGAATTAAAATTCTTAATGAAGAACTAAGGTCAGAACGAAAGAAAGCATATCATAATGAAAGATTTCGGAGCAGCCCTTCTGGATGGGCTTTAATGGAAGACTCTCCAGAGTATCCAACAGATGAAAAGTAAGGAGAATAAAATGGGCAAAGTTAATGATTGGTTAATTGAAATGGAGGAAGATGCAGCCCGTTTAACCGAAGAAGAATGGGTTGCCAAGCATGGTTGGAGTCACAAACCAACTGTGTGGGATAGAGTAAGAAGAGAATTAAATTCTACTGAACTTCAATTAAACTTGGATATTAAAGATGAATAAAAGTTTTGCTCAAAAAGAAAGACAAAGAATCTTTCGAGAAATAACTAGCCAATATCAACAGGAAGGATATAGTACTAAAGAAGCCAAGCGAATGGCGAGAAGAGAGACTGATGATATCATGTCTGATAAAGAAACATTTGTAGATAATTTTATAAAGGATACATGGGAAGATGCAGATGAGTACTAAAATAGTTTGCATTGAATGGATTGATTCAACAGAATATGCAGATGCCGAATGGAAGACTGAGGAAGAAGTTAAAGAGCTGAAGCCCATGACAATTAAGACTGCCGGGATATTAGTTAATGAAGATGATTTGTATTTAACAATAGCCTCTTCCATCAACGATGCAGATAAGGAGGTAGACGCTCAATATGGAGGGTTGATTTCAATACCAAAGTTTGCTATATCAAAACGATGTTCTGTTCCTATTAGTTTTACAGAGGAAACAATGAGTCAACGAATAAAGGAGATAATTAATGGAACATGGCCGGGGCCGGGGGTATAAATGCAACAAAAACAATGGTTAAACAGAGGACCATGCCCTGCTTGTGGATCGAGCGATGCTAATGTAAATCATACAGCAGGATATTCATGGTGCTTCTCGTGTCAGACTAGGTTTGATGACAATGTAGTTACTATATCTAAGCAAAGGATAAAATCTATGACTACAACTGGTGAATGGGGTGAGATATCTGAGCGTAAGATATCTTCAGAAACCGCAAAGAAATTTAATACAAGAGTTAAGCGTGATGGTAATATAATTACTCACCATTTGTATGGCTATTATAATAATAGTGGAGAACACATTGGTAATAAAGTAAGACAAACCAAAGACAAAAGAATGTGGGTAGAAGGAGAACTATCTGATGCTGTACTCTTTGGACAAAACATATTCAATCAGAAGGCTAGGTATATAACAATCTGCGAGGGTGAGATAGATGCCATGAGTGCGTATGAACTTATGGGATCGAAGTGGCCGAGCGTTAGTATAAAGACAGGAGCAGCGGGAGCATTAAGAGATTGTAAGGAAGCCTTTGATTATCTTGATAGTTATGATAACGTAGTTATATCTTTTGATATGGACAAGCAAGGACAGGAGGCAGCCGAAAAGGTAGCTCAATTGTTTTCTCCAAACAAATGTAAAATTATGAACATGGAGCATAAGGATGCCAACGAATATTTAAAGATGAACCAGCGTGAATCATTTACCCAAGCATGGTGGAACGCAAAGCCATATACTCCTGCTGGTATAATTAATCTTAAAGACCTTGGTCAAACTTTATATGAAGAAGATTATTGTGAGACTTGTTTATATCCTTGGTCCAAGATGAATGAAAAGACTTACGGAATGAGAACAGGAGAGTTGATTACATTCTGTAGTGGTAGTGGTATGGGTAAATCAAGTATCATACGAGAGCTAATGCATCACTTCCTACGTAACACAGAAGATAACATAGGTATACTTGCACTTGAAGAGAGTGTAAAGAATACAGCATGGAACATCATGTCTGTTGAAGCTGATGCCCGTTTGTATATCAAGGAAATAAGAGAGGGCTTTACACCAGAGCAGTTGCAGAAGTTTCAGGAAGAGACTATCAACTCAGGCAGGTTCTTTGCCTTCGATCACTTTGGATCAGTGGACAATGACGAGATACTAGCAAGGGTTAGGTTTATGGCCCAAGCCCTTGATTGTAAATGGATTTGTCTTGACCATCTCAGTATCCTCGTATCAGGTCAGGAAGATACAGACGAGAGGAAGTCAATAGATATATTAATGACCAAGCTAAGATCACTGGTTGAGCAGACAGGTATATGTCTGTTACTTGTATCACATTTACGTAGACCCACTGGTGATAGAGGACATGAGGATGGACGTGAGGTAACACTCTCTCACCTGAGAGGATCGGCCTCAATAGGTCATTTAAGTGATTCTGTTATAGCGTTGGAAAGAAACCAACAAGACGATGATCTTATACTATCTAATACAACTACTGTTCGGATATTAAAGAACCGTTACACTGGAGACACGGGAGTAGCTACTCATTTATTCTATGATAAAAATACTGGTAGAATGACAGAGATAGATAACCCATTCGATACGGGAGATGATTAATGGGACGCAAGAAGTTTGATCAAGAGTTATACAATAAGTCAGATCCATTATCCAATGGTATCATGGTAAGATGGCTTGACTTAAATGGATATAAACATATAGAGTCAAAAGAAGATTATAAAGTTGACATTGTATGTATGAAGGATAGTATACCAGCATACTTTGAGACTGAGATTAAATATAGTTGGGTCAGACAATGGCCTAACGATTGGATGGAGATACGTATTCCATACAGGAAGAAGAAAATTATAGACAAGTGGGTGAGTGATGGATCAAAAGGTTCGTTAACTTTTATTATATTTCGTGGTGATTGTAAACAAGCATGGTTTATTAATGGGCTGGCTGTACGAAATTCAAAAGTTGATACACTTAATACTAAATATACAACCAACGAAAAGTTTTATCATATAGATGTTAATGATGCTAACCTAATTAATATGGAGAAGCCTTATGATATTACTGAAGAGTTTATTAATGTGAAGTATCCTTCCTAAGATGACAGATAGAGATATAGCCAATAAAGTATGGTTAACCATGAAGGGTATATCTTTACCTAAAAATTATACCGA